CAAAAAAGACCTGGAGGTTTACTTGCATAATGGCTACTTTTGATGATGCGACTTTAAATACAACTACAGGAGCTACGACTCCTAAATATGGGCAACAAAAAAGATCCGCACCAAATACTAGAACAGTTCGTTTTGCTGATGGATATGAGCACAGAATATTATTTGGATTGGCACAACATCAAAATCCAAAAGTATTTAATTTTACTTTTGAAGTGGCTCAAGCAGATGCAGTAAAGATTGAAAATTTTTTAGATGCAAGAGCAAATGATAGTGCCAGCTTTGATTTTCAACCACCAGGAGAGGCTAGTTCATCTAAATTTGTATGCGAAACATGGAGTAAATCTATACCCTATTTAAACAGAGCAACAATACAAGTAACATTTAGAGAGGTATTTGAACCATGAGTACTGCTCCTGTTTTTAATGAAGTTCAAAAAATAAATCCCTCTGCAATTATTGAACTTTTTTCATTACAATTAAATAATTCTCTACACGGAGATACTACTGTTTACAGATTTCACTCTGGAAGCAATTTAAATGCAAATGGTCAAATTGTCTGGGCTGGTAATGCTTATCAACGGTTTCCAATAAAAGCAGAGGGTTTTGCCTATCAGCGTGGTCAGCTTCCCCGACCAAGACTTATTATCAGTAATGCGTTGGGAACTATATCAGCAATTTTGTTACTTGTTAATGAGACAACGGCTGGCAATGATTTAACAGGTGCTACTTTTACCAGGATTAGAACTATGGCAAAATTTCTTGATGCTGTTAATTTTCCTGGAAATTCAAACCCGTTAGGAACACCAGATCCCACTGCAGAGTTTAAACGTCAAATTTATACAGTGGATAGAAAAGCAACAGAAAATAGAGAAGTGGTAGAATTTGAACTTGCAGCAGCTATTGATATGGCAGGAATTCGTGCCCCTAAACGTCAATGCACTAGAGCCTTATTTCCTTCTATTGGCACGTTTACACAATGAGTTGGAAATATAAAGCACTACTTCATGCTCAACGTGAAGATCCTAGAGAATCTTGTGGTCTTTTACTAAATGTTAAAGGTAAAGAAAGATACTATCCGTGCCATAATCTTTCAATTACAGATAATCAGTGTTTTATTATTGACCCAGAAGATTATGTAAAAGCAGATAATATAGGTGAAATTATTGGTGTTGTTCATAGTCATCCTATAACACCTCCAGAACCAAGTGAAGCCGATAAAATTAGTTGTGAACAAAGTAAACTGCCTTGGTACATTGTCAATCCTAATACTGAACAATGGGGGTATTGCGAGCCATGTGGTTATAGAGCACCTATATTAGGGCGTGAATGGGTTTGGGGCGTTACTGATTGTTGGAGTTTAGTAAGGGATTGGTACAGAGATGAAAAGCAAATAATTTTAAGAGATTGGACTAGACCAACAACTCCAGAAGAGTTTCTACGAGATCCAATGTTTGAACGATGTGCTTGGCGAACAGGTTTTAGAGAATTAAGATCAGATGAAAAATTAGAAAACGGAGATTTATTATTTATGTCTATTTTAGGAAACGGTTTAAATCATGTAGCAATTTTTTTAAATGGGGATGTTTTACATCATTTAGCAGATAGACTATCTTGTAGAGAGCCATATTCTGAGTGGTTGTTAAAATGTACTGGTAAGAGGTATCGCTATGCTCAGAAAAGTTAAACTTTACGGAGAACTAGCTGACTTTGTAGGTCATAAAGAATTAGACGCTGTAATAAATTCAACTGCTGACGCTGTTCGTTTTCTTGTTACTAATTTTCCAAAACTAGAAGCACATATGAATGAAAGATATTATAAAGTTTTAGTTAATAATTATGAGATAGGCGAAGAAGAAATACAAAACCCTACAGGACAAGCAGATATAAATATTGTTCCTGTTATTAGTGGAAGAGGTGGAATAGGTAAAGCCTTATTGGGAGGGGCTTTAATAGCGATGTCATTTGGTGTTGGAGGTTTATTTGCTAGTCCTTTAGCTTTTGGAGGAGGTGGTATAGGTCTTGCCACCGCAGGTTTAGGTGCAAAAGCAGCTTTTGGTATCGGTGCTTCATTAGTTTTAAGTGGTGTAAGTGATATGTTATTTCCTGTTCCAGATTTGCCTGATTTTTCCAACGAAGAAGATCCAAGAATATCTTTTAGTTTTTCTGGTATTCAAAATACATCAAGGGCTGGCACTTCCCATCCAATAGTTTATGGTGAAACTATAACAGGATCAGTTGTTATCTCTGCTGGTATTGACACTAATCAGGTACAGGCATGACAGATAAAATTATTAGAGGTTCTGGTGGTGGTAGATCAACACCACGCACACCAGAAAGAGCACCTGACACGTTAAACAGCAGACAGTTTGCTAATATTTTAGATTTATTATCTGAAGGAGAGATAGAAGGTTTTGCTACTCCATCTAAGGCTGGAATTGATAAAACTAATGCAGCTTACAATAATGCAGCATTAAAAGACATATTTTTAAACGATACTCCTGTTCTCAGATCAACTGCCAGCAATACAAATCCACAAAATTCTGATTTTAATTTTCAAAAAGTAGGATTTGTGCCTCGTTTCGGTACAGGTAATCAAAAACATATTCCTGGAATACAGCAAGCAGAAAGTCTTTTATCAGGGTTTGGTTCTGTTTTATGTTCCAAAAGTAATGGAGGTGTTACTAGAAGTTTGCCTACGGGTAAAGACGCTGTAAAAGTTACAGTCACATTTCCACAAATACAAAAAGCAACAGATGAGGGTGATTTACTGGGCTCAACCGTTAAGTTAAAAATATCATTGCGTGTTAATAATCAGACATCTTTTGTACAGAAACTAACAGATACGATTACAGGTAGAACTGCTGATGCTTATTCAAAAGAATATAGAGTTAATTTGCCAGATAACTATACTTCCGCAGATATAAAAATACAGAGGATCACTGATGATAGTGAATCTGGAGGTAATATTATAGATGCTTTTAATGTAAGCCTTATACAGTTGTTAGTAGACGATAAACAAAAATATTTAAATAGTGCTTACACAAGCTTAAGAATTGACTCTGAACAATTCAGTTCTGTGCCAAGCAGGGCATTTCGTATTCGTGGAGTAAAAGTAAGAATCCCTGGAGCAGGAGCATCAAACTCTGGAACACCTACTGTTGATATACAAACAGGAAGAATTATCTACCCAAGCGGTTACATTTTTAATGGAACGATGGGTGCTGCAACATGGTGTAGTTGTCCTGCAATGATACTTTTAGACTTGCTTACTACTGAAAGATATGGATTTGGAACACACATTACGGATAGTAATTTAGATCTATTTAGTTTTGTTGCAGCAAGTAAGTATGCAAACGAATTGGTGCCTGATGGATTTGGAGGACAAGAAGCTAGGTTTAGTTGCAATGTAAATCTACAAGGATCTATGGAAGCGTACAAGTTAATAAACGAATTAGCTGGTGTTATGAGATGCTTCCCAATGTGGTCTGAAGGTTCTGTTACTATTACTCAAGATAGACCAACAGATCCTAGTTATCTATTTAGCTTGGCAAATGTAGGCGAAGGTGGTTTTTCTTACTCTGGGAGTAGTTTAAAGCAAAGAAATACTGTCATATCTGTTAGCTATTTAAATCTTGATAGCAGAGAAATAGATTACGAAGTTGTAGAAGATACTGCTGCACAAGCGAAACTTGGAATAATAAAAAAAGACGTAAAAGCATTTGCTTGTACTTCTCGTGGTCAAGCTCAAAGACTAGGTAAAGCTATATTGTTTAGCGAGCAAAATGAATCCGAATTAGTTACATTTACAACTTCTATAGATGCTGGTGCAATAGTAAGACCTGGATCTGTTATATCTATAAATGATCCTGTTCGTGCTGGAGAAAGAAGATCAGGAAGAATAAATACAGCAACTACTACACAAATTACTGTTGATGATACTCAGGATCTTAGTACATTTTCTGGATCCAATAAAAAATGTAGCGTTATACTTCCTGATGGGACAGTTGAGACTAAGACTGTTACTGGAGTTATTGGAAATGTTATAACTTTAAATTCAGCTTTATCTGATACTCCAAATCCAAATTCTATATGGTTACTATCAAGTTCAACATTACAAGCACAAACATTTAGAGTAATAAGTGTTGAAGAGCAAGATGATATTAACTATCTAGTAACCGCATTAACTTACATTGCTGGTAAATATGACAATATCGAACAGGGCATAAGCCTACCTACTCGAAGCATATCTTTACTAAACGAACCTAAAAGTCCTCCATCCAATCTACAGGCTTCAGAAATAATTGTTGTAATAAACGCTCTTGCTGTAACTAAAATAATTTTATCCTGGGTATCGGTTACAGGTGTAAGCAGATACCTTGTTCAATACAGATTTAATAATACTAACTGGGTTACTGAAATTGTATTTAGAACTGATTTTGAACTTGTAGGTACAGAAGCAGGAACTTATGAATTTAAAGTATTTTCATTTAATGCAGCTTTAAAATTATCACCAACATCTACTGATCTTAGCTTTGCTGCTGTAGGTAAAACACTTCCACCTGGGGATGTACAAAACCTATCCATGGAGCCTCTTACTAATAAATTAGTAAGACTTAGATGGACACAATCAGTAGACCCTGATGTTTTACATGGAGGTAGAGTATATGTGAGGCATAGTAATTTAACTGATGGCAGTGGTACGTTCCAAAACTCTGTTGATCTTGTTACTGCGTTGGCTGGAAATACTACAGATGTAGTCGTACCGTCTTTAGAAGGTGAGTACATTCTTAAATTTCAAGACGACCAAGGTAATTTTAGTATAGGAGAAGCAAGTATTATTCAAGATTTACCTGATCTTATTGATGCTCAAATTGTTATTGATGGTACAACTAGCAGAGAAGATTTAACAACACCAAAATTTCAAGGAGTCAAAACAAACACAGTACTAAATAACGTGACTGATGCCTTACAACTTACTGATCCCTCAGTAGTAAAAACAGGTACTTATGTACAGAATAATGGTAATGCTGGGGTCGCTGGTACGCTTATAACTATTACAAGTACGTCTCATGGTATAGCTGTTGGTGAAACTTTACAATTTAACTTTATCAGTGGCGATTCTATAAATGGTTTATACACTGTTGTTTCAGTTGCCGATGCAAACACCTTAACGGTTACGTCAAGTAAAGCACTTCTTACAAATGGAAATGTATCTATAGATAGAGGTAAAAGAGGAGAATATGCTTTTGCTGATATAGAAGATTTAGGTGCTGTATTTTCTCTTGATTTAAAAAGAATAATACGTTCTGTTGGTTTTGTTATTGGAACAGATATAGAAACTTTAATACCAGAGGGAGAATTTTGGGATGATTATGCTCTTGATGGTAATTTTGATGGTCCAGCAGCTAATGATGTAAATTGTCAAATATTAGTAGCAACATCTCAAACAGCATCAGGTAGTTTTGGAGCGTTTAACAATTTTGCTAATGGTACATTCAAAGGTCGTAGGTTTAAATTTAAATTACTTTTAGAGTCAAATAATATTGCACAGAATATGAACGTGCAGCAAGCAGGTTTTTCAGCAGAATTTCAATCACGCACAGAATTAAGTTATCAAACAGGCGGTGGTACGTCTACGCTACCTCAAAATACTCTAGATGGTAATGGCAATCCAGCAGCAAAAACTATTACGTTTGGAAAACCATTTTTTGTAGGTACTTCATCTTTAGGAGGAGTAAATGCGTATTTACCTTCTATTGGTATAACAATCCAAAATGCAGTATCAGGTGATTTTTTTACAATTACAAATGTGTCTGGGACAGGATTTACAATAAATATTAAAAATGGTTCTAGTTTTGTCAACAGGGATTTTACATTCCAAGCTGTCGGTTATGGTAAAGGGGTGTAATATAGAGAAAAGTATTTTGTAAATGAGCCAAGTATCAGATTACAATATTGCAAATGCCTCAGGGGCTTCTGTAAGAAGTGACCTTAACCTTGTATTAGATGCTATAAAAACTCTTAATAGTGGAGGTTCTGACCCAGCAAATCCATCTGCATTTTTATTGTATGTAGATACAGCAGACAGTAATAAATTAAAAATTAGAAATTCATCTAATGATGGATACACAGAGATTGGACTAGTAAACGAACCAAATTTAGGGTTAATGCCTAAAGGTGGTGGTTCAATGACAGGTCAATTATTGGCTGATGACGGATCACTTGCTGGATCTCCTGGTTATTCATTTGAAAATGATACAGATACAGGAATGTTTAGATCAGGGTCCAACACAATAGGTTTTTCAACATCTGGTACTACACGAGTTTCTATAAGTGATGCTGGCTTAGATGTTGTTAATGGATTGCCAATAAGG